CATTCTGCAAGTCTCCTATAGGTCAGGCTGAGGTCTTGAGAGCCACCATCGGGCCGGCTTCGCTGTTGTCGCCGAGCGAGTGGAAATTCACGTCGGCCCTAAGCGTGGCGTACCAAGCGGTCTGGTCGAATCGGGCGTACTCGTCGACAGTGCTGCGGACAGCCACCGCACTCCGAACGCCGTAGATGCCAGCCAGAGCCGCGTCGCCCACGAGCACCTTGACCGTCGAGGCGTCGGTGCCGAGGGTGTTGTTCATCACGAGCGTCTGCACCACCGGCAGGCCGAGGAATCGCGGCAGGCCGCCAGCCGACAAGTCGCCGGAGGTGTTGCCACCGCTGGCCAACTGCAGCCGCTCAATCGAGGCGTGGTAGCCAGCCGGCGAAATGTACCATGCCGCACCGCCCAGAGCGTAGCGAGGCAGCCGCCCCATCGCCTTCTGGAAGTCGGCCAGGTCAAGTTCCTCAAAGCTGTCGTTGTTGGTGTCGGCGGTCACCACGCTCTGCGTGTGGTTGCCGTCGTCAATCTTCGTCACGATTCCCTGAATGCCGCCGTAGGTGCTGGTGCCGTCACCGTTGAAGGCGGCCTCGTCGATCTTCTTGGCAAGCTCAAGCGAGAACTCTTGCACCAGCCAGTCGGCGACGCTGATGATGGAGTCCTCGAGCAGCTCGTTGGCGACGCGAGTGCCAACCGCCAGCTTCTTGGCGACCAGCTGCACCTGCGTTCCGGTCGGGTCGCTGGTGGTGATCTCGCTGTTTTCGCCGATCCAGTAGCCGGTCACGCCGGTCAGCCGCTTCGGCACGAGCAGCGTGTCCGACGACATCGGCACATTCTGCAGGGCAGAAGGAGCGACGCCGTAGGTTTCAACGAGCCGGATAACTTGGCTCGACATTTCCTCTGGCACCGCAAAGCCGCCAGCGGCCATCGTGCTTTCGCCCATCGCCCGGCTTTCGACGCCGTGATCCTGGCACCAGCGGCGAGCGTCGGCGTCGCCGAGGCAGTAGCCGGCGAGCCACTTGCCCACGCGGTAGGCCGCCTCGGGGTCGGTGAACGCACGCAGCCGGCCGGAGTAGCGGACAGGCTCAATGCGGGCGACCTCGCGGGTTTCGGCCTCGGCCGGCTCGGGAGCCGGCGTGCAGCGGTCGACCACGCTGCGGAGGGTGCTGCCGGCGGCCGCCACCTTGCTCTCAAAGTCGAGCTTGGCTGACACAGCGTCCGCCTTCTCAACCAGGCCCTTGAGTTCCATGTCGCGGGCGGCGATGTCGGCGTCGCTCTCGGCCTCCACGGCTCGCACGGCGTCGATCCGGGTGGCCAGCTCGGCGGCCTCGTCCTGCAGCTTCTTCAGCGTGTCCATGTGCATCTCCTAGCAGCGGCGACATGCCGCGTGTGCGTTAGGGTCAAACTAGGACACGCGAGGCGGAGTCTTGCAGAGCTGCACCGCAGAAAGTGTTGTTTTTACAAACACAGTGCCGCGGGCTCCGCACTTTGGGCAGCGAACATACCGCTGCCGCTCCTCGCCAACTGGCCGGCTGGAGCGGCACACCATGCGTTCGCCGCACTTGCATCGAGCGTATTCAGCCACGCAGCTTGAGCCTCAAAAGACTGGCAACAGCACCCGCCACCCCCAGCATCGCAGGCACCGCAACAGAACGCTGCTCGGCAGCCGGCTCCTGCTCGGCAAGCCAGGCCTCGTAGCTGCGAAGTGCCACCGCGGCGGTGGTCGCTGAATAGGCAGGATTCACGACCGGGCCCATCTCGTACAGGTCGGCCTCGCGGACCTCGCGGATCGCCTTGCCGCCCTCGGTCGTGAACGACTCGCCGCCGACGCCGACAGAGAAGGCAAAACTACTGCCGCGGATGTCGCGACGCTGGATGAGCTCAAGGACGTCAGCCCGGCTGGCCGGCGGGGTCACCACGTAGCCCACGCCCTTGGCGTCTGCGAAGACCTCTAAGGTGCCACTCGACTCGCGGCCCAACAATAGGTTGGGGTCGTGGTTGTAGTAGCTCACGAGGTCACGCCGGCCCTTCTGCTTGCCAAGCATGGCATCGAAAGCACCCGGCAGGATACGCTCGCGGAACCCGCCAAGGTCCACGCTGAGCCGGTTGTAGACCACCGCATAGCCGCGGATCGCGGGCGTGCCGCCAGCCCTCTCCTCAATCACCAGCTCGTCGTCGGCCTCAAAGGCCACCGTCCTCGTCTCAATTTCCATCGGCCTCGTCCTCCTGGTCCTCGGTCAGCTGTGGTTCTGGTGCTGGCTCGGGCTGCGGCGGGGCAGGGGCCGGCTCGGGCTGAGGCTCCGCGGTCGCATCGTCCAGCGTGGTCATGTTCATCGGCACGAAGTGCTGGTCACCCTCGGGCCCGATGGGGTTGAGGTTCTCGAGCTCGCGGACCTCATTGATCGTCATCCAGCCGTTTTGCAGGGCCGATACGTAGTAGGCCGAGCGACTCGCGTGGTCGCCACGCATCAGGCCGCTCACGCTGTGCTCGGCGAAGTACCGCTCGTCGTCGACGATCAGATCGCGGCTGATGGCGGCCTCCCACCGCTTGAGATGCGGCAGCAGGCAATGCTGCACAAACTCTGTGCCCTGTACCTCGATGTTGCTGTAGGTGCTGCGAGTTAGATCCTGAATCATGTGGGGCGGCACGCGGAACGCTCGGCAAATCTCAATGACTTGGTACTGCCGCGTCTCCAAAAACTGCGCGGCCTCGTTGCTGCCGCTGAGCTCGTGAGCCTTCACGCCGTTGGGCAGGACGCACGTTCGGAAGGCACGATCCGGCCCGCGGTGGATTCGCTCCCAGTTCTGACGCAGGCTTTCGGCGGCCTCAACCGGAATGGGGTTGTCGCTCTCAAGGATTACGCCCGGCCGGGCACCATTGCCGAAATACGTGCTGCCGTGAGCCTCCAGGGCTTGCGCTAGGCCGATTGCGTTTTGGAACAACCTATAGGTTGGCAGCGGCCTCACGCCGTCCTCAGTCGTAAAGCGGAGGCAGAAGATTTGCTCTTGACGGTAGACGGTCTGCTGCCCGCTCGGCTCGCGGTAGAGGTAGCGGACGCTGCCATCCTCAAGCCGCTCGACCTCCATCCGGCTGGAGTGCAGCGGCCACAGCTCGGAGATGGCACCGCGGGCACCAGGCCGGATCTCGGCGTAGCTCGCGCCATAGTGCAGGTACATTCCGGTCATCCAGTCGCGAAACTCCTGCGCGGTCTGCCAGGGATTCGGCTGCATGTGCAGCAAGCGATAGACCGGATGAGCCGGCACGCGGACCTTGCCGCCAGACTCAAGCCGCTCGTAAAGGTGCAGCGGCAGCGAGCTCACCGCGTCGGAGATTACGCGGATGCAGGCGGTGTAGGCACTGCAGGCCATCGAGCTATCGGCAGTGACGCGGATTCCCGATGGCGTGCGGCTCGAGCCGGACCAGTCCACGCTCCGCAGGTCATACATCCGAAAATCGCTGACGTCGGTGCTCACAGTTCGATGATGTCCCAGTTTTGCTTCGGTGGCGGTGCGGTTGCTGTGGCGTGGATGCCGATCGCCATGACCAGGGCCACGATGCCGTCGACTCGCTCGGTGCTTTTCGCCTTGCTCGGTTTAATGTTGTCGGCGTGGTCCTGCTGGATAGCGACGTTGCCAGCCTGCCAGTCCAGCACCGGGTTGTTGTGCCGCAGCTTGCCGCTCATCACCAACGCCTCAAGCTGCTTGGCCGGGGCAGACATCGAGCCATAACCCTGCCCAAAACCTACGACATCGAGCCCGTCTCCTTGCAGTTGGGTCGCCAACTGCGTTGCATTCCAGCGGTCAATCGCTATTTGCCTTATGTTATAACGTGTTGCAACATCATTGATGTCGGCCCTGATCTGGTCGAAGTCTGTCACGTTGCCATGCGTCACGTGCAAATGGCCTTGCTTGGCCCACGTGTCGTATCCCACTTGGTCACGCCGCACCCGCTGCTGCATGTTTTCCTCGGGGATCCAGAAATGCGGCTCGGCCCACAGCGTGCCATCCTCCAGCGGAAAAACTAGGCAGAGGCAGGTAGTGTCAAAGGTCGTCGCAAGGTCGAGGCCACCGAAGCACTCCCGGCCTCGCAGGTCGACCTCGCACGGGCCGCTGCCCTGCATCCACTTGTCCATCGGCAGCCAGCGGGTGTCCTGCTCCGTCCACTGGTTGAGGTACAGCTGGCGGAACGTGTTTTCGTACCGCGGCATCTCGACTGCCCGAGCACACTCGCTTTTGAGAAACTCGAGCCTCACGCTTACGCCGAGGTTTGGATTTGCCGCGGCCCACGTCGCCTCATCTTTCCAGTCAGCCTCGGCCGGCGCAGCATAGATCGCCGGCAGAAACGTTGGGTCTGTCACGACACCATCGCGGACAGACTCGGCATACTTCCAGATTTCCCAGCAGATGGTCTTGCGGTCGTAGCCGGCTGTGGTCAACGCTACCGTCAGCGGCTGCCGCCTGGCCCCTTGGCTGGAGAGCATCACCTCCCACATCTCGCGGTTA